TGCCGAAGCAGTTCGTTGCGTACATTATTTTCAAACGCTTCCCAGTTCGTATCCACACCTTTCCGCTTCGCGATTTCGTGCGCGCTGCGCAATAATTCATTTTGCTCTCGCATCTGTTTGATGATCACGCCAAACTTGACGATCACGCCAAAGGTTATCGTTGGGTTACTGCCTCTTCCTAGATCCAGCGGCGGCGTGGTATGAACCAGGATACCTCCTTCACCCGACTCCATGTACACCTCAATAATGGCGTGGGTTGGGGGTTGTAAAACCGGCATATCCTTCTCGAACAACAGGACGCGACCATCGCCGTGAGCATGCGCGCGCCAAAAGGCATTGCGGTCATTATGGGCTTCTGCATTGACTGGCTGGTATGTAAGTTCGCCAGAATGATCGGCGCTCTCAAGGGGTGGAATTCTGTAAGCAAATCCCTGATAGGTTTCGCAATGCTTGCAGTGATAAAAACCAACAGTCCAGCCATTCAGGCGATCGGCTTCCTTGTCATCCAAGAGCACGATGGTTTCCAGCCACGTCTGGAAGTTGTTTTTAATGATTCCCTGGGATACTTTGATCGGCTTACCAAATAGACCCGACATATTCTCTCCTTAGCGGCTCACATACAACTGAACCAACCACCAAATAAACGCTAGTGTCGCAGTGACGGCGCTGATTGACAAGGTAACAAGCACACCCTTGATAATGCTCCTGCGGACATCCAACCAAAAGGCGTCCGAATTCTCTTTTCTCTGCTTTTCCAGATCCGCAATCACGGAGGCCGTTCCGGCGCGGATCTTTTCATTTGTATCCGAGCTTTGACTGCTCTCATTCTTTTTGATTTCCAATTTCTCTTGCAATGCTCTCAAGCGTTGCTCCGCCAGATCCTTCTCTATTTCCACTTCTCTCAATTCCGCTTCCAGCCTGCCCGCCCGGGTCCCCGCCAGGCCGCTATCGATCCTGGCCAGCACTTCCAGGATCGTTATATTATTACTTTGCAGGACAGAGATTCGGTTTGAGAACCCTTTGACAATATCTGTCAATTCTCTCACTTGCGTCAGGATCTGCACTCCATCCTGGGCCGTCATTGGATCCGTGGGTCTCGCGTTCATTTCAACCTCTCCCGACCATCTCAACAAACTGATCGACCACTTTCGCCTCGAAGGATTTGTTGCGTTCCTCCAACAGGTAGTCGATGACCTTGGGCTTCGGCCACGAGGCGCGATACGGCCGGTCACTGGTGAGCGCGTCATACACATCCGCCACGCTAAACAAGCGCGCGGCCAGCGGGATCTCGTCGCCCATCAGACCCCGTGGATAGCCCTTGCCGTTCCATTTCTCGTGATGGCAATAAGGGATTTCCAGAGCCTCTCGGAGGAAAGCGATGGGGGAGAGCAGCTCGTATGCCAGGACCGGATGCATCTCAATGATCTTTTTTTCGTCGGTCGTCAATACTTCGCGCTTCAGCAGCACGGCATCGGGAATGCCCATCTTCCCGATGTCATGCAGCAGGCCACCACGATACATGTTCTTGAACTGCTGCCCGGAGAACTCGAAGACGTGCGCCAGGCGCAGCGACAGGTCCGTGACGCGCAGCGTATGTCCCTGGGTGTAGATATCCCGCAGCTCCAGAGCTTTGCCCCAGGCCATCATGGTCTCCTCATACCCGATCTCCAGATCCATTCGATACCGCGCCCGTCGTTCTTTTTCACGAAGCTCGCGCTGCACGGCCAGGATCAGCCGCGGCATGCGGTCCTTCGTGATGAAGTCACTGGCCCCGGCTTTCAATAGCTCAATGGCAGCATCTTCCTGGACCGCACCCGAAAAGACAATTAACGGAATATCCTGGCCTCTGGCTCTCAACAACTCCAGCGCGCGGTAGGGAGTAAAGCGCGGCATACGGTAGTCACAGATGGCGATCTCCCACTGGCTCTCGAGAAGCGCCACTTGCATCGCTGCTTCGGTCTCAACATATTGATGGGTGACTTCATAGCCCGCGCGCGTCAACGCCCGCACGATCAAACCCGCATCCGTATGCGAGTCTTCGACCAACAGAAGCCGTAAAGGGATACCGCTGTTCTTCATCATTCGAATCGATATGGGCTCGGAATCGGTGCGTTCGCAGTGATCGGCAATAAGTTGGCCAGCGGATAAAGCACATCCCCATAGCTGTGATTCGAAATATGCGGCAGGAACGAGTAAGGCGTGTTGTCATTCGTCCAACTGTATAAGCCCCCCCTGGGAAATTGAACCACCTCGCCGGCATTGTTCACGATGTTGGCCACCAGGAACTTTTCACGGTCGCGCTCAGGCATATAGAGATAATCATCGGGGTTCACTTTCGAGATGTCCCTGGGATAGGATCTGCCTGGCTTGAGTGGCGGCGGCTTCAGGCTGTCAAAAGTCCAGACATTCAGTACATTACTGGCAGTGGTCAGCAGCGACGTGAAGGTTGACCTGGCTGCCATGAATTCCGTCTTCCGTTGAATGATAGTTTTGGTGAGACCAACCATGGCTTTCAACGTCTGCAGGAGGCTATATTGCGGTGTGCCAGTCAGCACGTTCCGGACGTCCGAGCGGACCTTATCTAAATTGGGCGGCTTGCAGTTCAAGTCCTTGTTGTGGAAGTAATCCGCCTTCGGGCTGCCAGCCTTGCGAAATCCCGTCTGGTTGGCAAACGCCAGCGCCCTGTCCAGCAGCAGATACACATCCTCCAGGTCCATGGCATAGTTGCCCGCCGCCAAATAATATTGCCATTGTTGATCCATGAACGCATGAGGATCTTCCTTCAAGATAACAACGGCCGGGCAGGGTGCGCAGCTGCGTATGCCGCCAAACAACACCAGATCTTCCTGGATCATCCATAGGCGCGGCCGCGCGGGCAGGGTCACCGGTTCGGCTAGTCTTTTTTTGATAACAGTGGTGACGGTAACAGATTTCATTCCGGCTTCAGGGTTGTAGTCACCGTTTGAGAGACGTAGCCAGGTGAAGAAAAGGTCTGCGTGATCACGATCTCCTCGGTGGGCTCCGGAGTGGGTGGCGGCTCGGTGGGCGTGGCCAGCTGTGCGATGGTGGCGTAGCGCGTGCCCAGATGGATCTCGGCAATATAGGCCGGCGTGCTCAATGCCTGGCCGCTCACGTCCAACACTTCCAGCCAGACATCACCAACCTTATTGACTTGCCTACTCACTCCTCCGATAACCTCGAATTTATCCTCGGCGATGGTGATCTTCCTGTTGCCATAGGCATATTTCCCAAAAGGCAAACTGATATTAAACGGCGTATTGCCCGTGTCGGGTTCCGGCCGGACCTTGCTGCCCGTGGAATTGGTCGGAGTGATTGAATATTGAAATGACATTGTCGTACCTCCTTGAGGTGATTTAAGTTGGATGGCTTCCATCCAGGTGGGATTCATCCAATTGAGATCGATCTTGTTTCCCAGGATTCCTGGATAGACTCCATCTTCATCGTATTGCCACGCAGCCACGTGCTCGAGACTAAGACCGCGCGGGATGTACCACGAAGGGATCGCATCGAAGCGGTCCGCATTCGGCAATGGGTACCCGGCCAGCCACCACATATAGTCGGGGAACCACGTGGGCATGGGCTTGTTATCGTAGAGACGCTCGACGACCTGGGCACTCGAATAGATCAACGGGCGTTGACCCGTCACGCGCTCGACGTGCTCGAGCCATTGGATCGCATCTTTCAGGGTGTTGCCCACGTCCTCCCAGTCCATCACCAGCAGATCTTCTTGATCAAACTCGGCCTGCCTGATCACGGAGTTAAAGAACTCGGCCTGGTTGCCGATATCGCCGGGCCGCAGGAAGTGATACGCACTCCTCCGAATTCCTTTCCTTTTGATGTTGCGCGCGTGGTCTTGAAAGCGTGGATCCTGGAATGCACCGATCGACGATTGGAATCCTTCCGACGCTTTGGCGCACACCAGCCAGGGCAGCGGGACCAACGCATCCCACTCGACGATTGTCCAGTAGGAGATATCCAGGAAGACGGGATGTTTAATTTGGGATGCCACGAATTACCTCATATGCATGAAATCTTCTTTATAAATAAGCACAGACCGCTTTGATTACATTTTTGAATACCGCTGATGGATTCATGAGAATATTTGTCACGCTACCGTTTCCGGTGAACAGATTTAAGTAGTGCGTTGTTTTTGTAGTTAGCAATACGATTTTTTCTGCTGAGTAGGTACCTCTTTGGGTAACCGTTGTCGCCGGAAGTGTGTTTGTGATGGCTGATGTAAATTCCGCATCGCTCTCGGAATTGTTGGCTGTTGAGAGGGTAACCCTCATGCCCACATTCCCCGCCGCTCCTAGTGTTAAAACCACATCAGCTACCGCCCTGTAAAACACCCTCCAACAACCAATTGGGATGTCTATGCTAGGTCCGGTTGGACTTAGTCCTGTCCCTCCATACCAGGTTCCCGAAGTAGGGGATGCTTTCGTTGGAGTATCTGTAGTGATTGTAGAAACTGTCCATTTATCGGGATTGAGCGGAAACCCATCCGGGCTTTTGACCTTGCTGATATTGGGAGCCGTAATCGCGCTATTCGCCAAGTCGTAGTCTGTGCCACCATAGAGGTCGACTGGCGTTCTATTGTTCCCTGAATCATAGGCTCCGACTTTGACGATGAAGCCGTAAAAGGTTGTTGAGTTATTTGTACACTTGACTTTATTCCCAAGTTTATAATCGGCGTTCGCAGTGACATTTCCCGCTACATAGATTTGATACACAGGATCGTCCGCACTGGCATATGTCCATGCCTGGCTGGCAGACACCCATCCACTGGTATCAGTGATCGCCGCGGCGCCAAGTCCTAGATTTGTTCTGGCTGTGGATGCGCTTGCAAGGTCTGAGAGATTATTTGCAGCCAGTAATGCACCAACGAGATTATGTTCAAGCGTACCCCAGGCCGTCCCTACACTGGCTTCACTCCCGCCAGCGTTGGATTGAAGGGCAAACACCACGTCACCAACATCCACTGATCTGCCTGAAGAGCCGCCTATCTTTCCGGCAACACTAACCACAAGCACATTTCCTCTCGTGGCTGAGGGATAATTTGGATTGCCACTACAATCTTTGGCGCCATCTATGATTATGAATGCGCTTGCACCGGCAATCCCCGAAGTGATCAATCCGAGGATGTCGCCGAAATTGAAACTTTTCAACAGGCCGGAACTATCCTGCCAGATCGGTACCACGTCCGCGCCCTGGGGAGTTACATCGGCAGCCGCGTGGATCGTGGCAGCCAGCTCTGCAGCTGTGTGCGCATGTCCCAATAATGAATAGAGGCCATCGAAATACGTCTTGAGTGTTGCCTTGATATTCGCCCAGGTGATTTTCCGGAGCGCGTTGGAAACATCCTCCCAAAATCCAAGCTCATCACCGTCTGAAACAGCGGAGGCGGTTGCGTTGTGGATCGCCTGCGCCATATCGAACATACCCGCGCCCGCCAGGTAGTCCGGTACAGTTTGAAAGTCGGTTGTGTAGGCCGTGAGTCCAGTAGTTGCTTTGTCGCCCGCGGCTGTAAATTCCCCACCTACATATAGGTCGTCACCTGTAAATAATAATTGGTGTACGAGATTGTTGACACCGGTATGCCCTGGGTTGCCCAGCTTGCTCCAGGCTCCGCCTGAATATTTGGCGACGTAGTTATACCCAGCCACTCCATCAACGGTTGTAAAGTTCCCGCCGATGTAGATATCCGACAAGAAGGTTTCAATGGTGTAGGCAATGGACGATCCGCCAGATAATGTTCCGATCCAACCCAGGTCGGCGCTGACCCCGTCCCATACGCCGATCTTGTTATCACTCGCAATGACAAGATTGCCACCCGATACCGCGATCGCTTGCACATTTCGCCCGCTGAGAGAGGGCAACGCAATGTGCGACCAAACACCTCCGCTAAAGACCTGCAGACCGCCATCGGTGGAAGAATCAAAAGCGCCGTGCAAATTACCGTTGTAGATTGCCAGGTCATTGCAGCCAGTGGTACCGTCACTAATCGAACCAACCGACGACCATACGGAACCGTTCCACTTTGCCACATGGCGATAGATGGTCACGCTCACAGGCGGCACGATTGTGGTCGGGTTCGGTCCTGTCGTTGCGACGTAGAGATTGGTTCCGTCGCCAAGCATCTTGGTGATCTGACCATCCTGGCCTGTGTTGAAATCCCAAATCCCTAGTTGCACCCAGAAGAAACTACCACCCCCAAAATCATCAAGCCGCATCACGCGCGGATTTGTGCCACCGTAGTCTTCACCGAGATAGATATTGCCGCCCATCTCCGCAATGGATGTGATTGCAAACGTCCGGCTATCACCCAGCGCGTACCATGTGCCTGTGGCAATATTGTATTTCGCGGTGCCCTGGGAGGCAACGCTGTTGATATACAGCTCGCCTCCAAGATATATATCGCCGCCGTATTCAAACATGTCCCACACTTTGCCCGCGTTGGAAAGGATAGACCAAAACGAGACCTGGATCAGGTTGTTGGTCTGCGCAGCGATCCAGCTTTTGATGAGGCTGTCCAGGTCGTGTGCCATCCGCATGTCTTTATCGTAGAGCAGGGTATTGAACTCCACTACGACATTTGAGAATTGATCGCCATCAAAATCGGCCTGAATGCCCAGCGCGCGGTAACGTGTCTCTGTGCCCAGCACGTCCAGCATGATGTAATCGCCCAGGCTGTAATCGACGAATAAGCGCGGGCCCACGCCATCAAACACGCGCACCGCGATGCCCAGCTGCGGGTCTTTGGTCGTGGAAACTTTTGCACTGGCGAACGTGGTGGCGCTGGCGGCTGTCTGTGCCACCTCCACATTCTCAAGTTTCTCTCGCCTGCGACGGGCAGCGATGGAAGTAGGATCTGTGACCGAGATATAGCCGTCCCGATACTTCGCCAGTATGGCGTTTTTGATTTCATCACCGCGCTCATCCTTCGTGACTTCCTCGCAGTTGACGCCGGTGCGGAAATAGATGGTCTCAGATAAGTCCGTCCCTAAATCTCCCTGATAGGCACTCAGCACGAAACTACCCCCCGATAAGTTTATGTCGAAATCAATACCGGTTTTGGCAAACTCGCGCAACACATCCAGGAGAGAGGTTCCGACGTTGAGGGTGTAATCTTCGCTGTCGGTCCAGGATGCAGAACTACTATCCAGGGCGGCCGTGAAATCAACCGTCAGGTTTGCCAGCCCTCCGCGCGCCTTGGCTTCATTAATCAGGTCGATCAGCATACTGGCCTTTGTGACGCTTGTAAATTTGCGCGTGGACAGGCTTGAGTCGCCATTCCACACTACCGCATCCTCAAGCAGAGCCAGTGCCCCGCGGCCTGAAACGGAAAGCCAACGCCCGCCATGTTCCCCTTGATCTGCTTGCGTCTCTTTGAGATTATCCACAAAGAACCCGCCAATGGATTGACCGCGATAGAAACACTGACAGAACATTCCAGACGAAATCAGAGCTGCGGCGCGGCTGCCCAGTGGAATCCGCAACTCGCCAGAGCCCGGTTCATTCAGTTCAAAATATAGATGAGACTGCGCGGTTGGCAGGATCGCCTTCCGCGTGGATAGGTTTGTATCAAGCAGGATCCATTCAGATTTATCGGTGTTGGTCATAGGTTATGGGTACGGAGCATTGAACGTCACCTTGACTGTTCCTGTGGTGTGCGTTCCGTCAGCAATGGACAAAGAGTTACTACCTATATCAAAGACCATTAGCGCGCTGGCGCCCGCGTGTGTGATATTGCCGATCACATTGACACCCAGGTCTGTGGTTGCGACGAATTCCCCGTTGACCGTCTGGATGGTCACCACGCGCGGGCTTGCGATTGTGCCCGTATAAGTGAGCGTGCAACCGTTGGTAGAGTTGGTGATAACTGTATTCGAGAGCGGGCCCGTCAGGATGATCGTCGCATCGCGCTCCTCGATCCCGCCAGGATTCGTCACCGTCATCGCCTTGGGGTTTGCGTTTATCGTGGTCGTGTTGTCGGCAATCGCAGTAGACAAGCGGAAGAATGGAAACGCCAATGTAAAGTCAATCGTGAGCAGCGCCTTATTGCTTCCGTGTCTCTCGATCTGCAATGGTGTATCCACCGAGGCGGGGACAGTTCGAATCGTGCCATCCTCCCGGATGTTGGATAACGTCTGTTCAGTACGCGGCGCGATCTTCGCTTTGAGCGCGTCGATCGTGGTTTCCAATGCTGCCGCGTTCATGGCCTGAAGGGCGATGCCAAACACCATGTGCCGCTCATCGTAATATTTCGGGACGAAGATCTTGCCATGCCGGAAGGGGATAAGCTGATTCTCTCCGCGCCGCTCTGGAATATCGAGATAATCATTGATGAGCGTGATACGACCGTAGGTTGTAAGCAGGGTTCCACCGAATGACCAGATCATGAGGCTACCCCAACAAAGCTAAGTTTCTTCAACGCAGTACGGATGGAATTCTCTGCTGTTTCCTTTTTGGGGTTATTGATCGTGATGTTGTAGGTGCTTCCCATCCCGCCCGCGTTGGGGTGGAATGTTCCGTTTGTGGAAGGTACGAAGATCTCAGGCTGGGCACCGGTCCCGATCATATACGGCGTGCCGGCCATGCCATACCCGCCGCTGTCGCGCGAGCCTTTCGGGATGCGCATCGGGCTACCCTGCCCGGGCATAAAGCTCTGCGAGTAATTGGCATTTCCACCTCCGCCACCTCCACCGCCAGCGGAGCCAAGACTCCCGTTGGTGGAAAAATTCACACCGAAATCGACAACCACGCCGTTATAGCCCGCGATTTGTTGCATGATCGATAACGTCTGACTCATAGAGGGTTGCGTCTTGGCGAAATTAGAAACAAGAGCGTCTGCGAGCTGGTTTTCTTTGATGGCCTGATCGGCTGCCGCGCGCGAGACGAGCCCTTTTTGCACAGCCAGATTTTGCAGATACTCGTATTCGCCTGTGTCGATCACACCGTCAATGCCCAGCTTTTCCTGAACAAGATCGTAGAGACGCTGTTTACTAGCCTTCTCGTTTTCCTCTGTCGCGGACGCCTTTGCCTGCCGGTTCTCCTCCTGTGCCTTTGTCAGTTCATCCATCTTCTGGATGTATTCAAGGTTTTCGTCATTGGTCAGTTTTCCGGCGCGTTGCTCCTCCCACATTTTCAGCGTGAGCTTATCTTTCTCTGCCGCCAGTTCCGCGTCTTTCTTGGTCAAATCTTCGAGGGTCTTTCTATGGTCTTCCTGCTGCTGATTGATCGCGAACATCGAAGATAGCAAACCAGTGTAAACATCGCTCAGGGCCTTGGCGGCATCCTGGGCGGCCTTCTGGCTGGCTGCGAGGTCATCTGTGGCGGCCGCATCTGTCCCCGCTGCATCTGCATGACTCATCATGGCTTCTTTGTTTGCGTCGAGCTCATCTTTGGATTGCGTGAGCGCATCGACCAATGAAACCGTATGATTTCCCGCCTCGTCGGTTGAATCATTGTAAATTTCAACAGCTCGAAATACCCAGGTCCAGCTATCCACGACATCTGTTAACGCCGGTAGGAGCTTAACCGCCAGGGTGGTTTTCAATCCCTCAACAGAGTCGTTCCAGCTATCCATCGCGATCTCGGCTTTGCGCGCGTCATCTACCATCTTCTGGTTGAGGATGAGATTGTCACTGATGGCCGCGCCTTGTTCGCGCAGAGCCTTTGAACCCTTTTGCAATATTTCTGTCCAAGCCGCTCCGCCCCTGCCCAAATTCTTCAGGATAAATTCGTTCTTGGCTTCGACGCCGTTGACCGCCAGATATTGATCGGAAAGCTTCGCCAGCGTTTCGATGTTCGGCGCATGTCCCTCTTTGGTGAGCGCCCGCGTCGCAGCCAGGGCGTCGTCAGTGGTGAGTTTATAATCATCCAGGACTTGAATAAATCGACTGGTGTTTTCTACACTCTCCCCCGACAAAGCGGATAACTGCCTCACTGAATTGGCATACGCAACATGATCCTTGACCACTTTCCCCAGGGCCAGCCCTACGCCGGCCAGGACGCCAATCAGCGCGGCGTTATCACTGACAAAGCCTGTCATGGAGCGCCGCGCATTTTCCAGTCCTGGCACCAGCGCGGTAGACTGCTTCTTGGTTTCGCCTAGCTTCTGATTGACCTTTTCAATGACAGGGGTTCCGTCATCTTTTACCGAGAATCGGATAACGATATCATCGGTCATAGTGCTGTCTCATGAGTCGGATCTCAGCCACAATTGCAGTATGCAGGGGATTTGCGCGCGCCCAATCTGCGAGACGGTACTTCCCGGCCTGGTAACTCCTAAACGCGGTATGGATGTTCGCAGATACAGTCATTCTCTTGAGTAACCTCGCGGGGATTCTGTCGCCGATCACAGCGGCCGCGCCCCATCTCTCGACTTGCCAGGCTAGCGTGAGTTCTGGAGGTGGGGAGGCGGTGGGGTCTTCCGCACTAGCCGCCGCCTCCAGGATTAGTTTTTTGGTATTGTCGTCACTTCGTCGTAAAGAGTTGCGACGCGTACGGCGATCCATTGCACAAGCCAGGGACGCAGGTGATCTACTTCGGCTTCGGTGATTTCGGGGGACACAATCCAGCCAGCTCGTATTGCCGCCTTGACCATCACGCCGCGATTGGCAGCCAGGGTCAGGCTTTCGTTTTCGTCCAGCACCTTGATCGCCTGCTCGAGCGCTTCGGTGATGAGATGAAAGACAGTAATCAATACGCCGGCATTGTGATCTGTTACAGAGATTTTCTGCAGCTCTGCCAGCACGCTGTTGAGCAATGGCTTTGCATCCTCGTTCTTGAGCGATCGAGCTGCTTGCTCCCAGGCGACAACATGGGATTGCATCGGCTCATCGATCAATTCGAGTTTAAAGTCCTTGATCTCATAGATCATGTCTGACTGCGCTTCCTATGGGGCGACCGTTGAAGGCGTGACCGCGCCATTGATCCTGAATTGGATCGTGATCGGCGTGATCGCGTTGTGAGTGTGCGGGTCAGAAACGTTCGTCACAAACATCGACGCCGCGCGTTTCGGCTTGCCGCTGGTGTTGCCCTGGGGGTAAAACTCTCCCGTTGCCTCGGCGGTCGTGTACTCACAAGCCGCGCGGATCGTGTCGGCGACATCATCCCAGGCGTTGACCGTCACGGTGGAGGACCGCTCGGAAGGGAAGTATTCCTTATCATCCTGGGTTGCACCGGTGGCTTCGAGTTCATCACGCTGGCGCGGCCAATCTACAGACACAAGCGCGCCAGCGGGGAAGGTGAATGATCCGAACTTGAAAGCTATATCCTTGCCATCATACTTGGCCATGATTATTACTCCTTATTGCGGCAGCGTGATCACGCCCCATCTAACTTCGGCGTGCTCCGCTTCGATGTAAATGTATCCATCGGGTTGCATCCAGCCCTCTCGGTAGAAGGGACCGAACACGGCATATTCGCCAGCGCCGATGGAATAGGGTGTGATATCGCCTGTGCGGTTATTCCTGGGATCTACGACGCTGGTGATCGTGACGGTCCGCGCGCCAGCCCCTGAGTTGTAGGCAATGATCAGGTCCTTGCCGGAGGCCACAAACTGTTCTTTGTTGGCTGCGTTGGCCGCGGTCATGGGCAGGTCTACGGCGTTGGCTGCAATGGGCAGCGCGGGGTTATTTCCCAGTGCGGCTAATTTGGTTAATGTCGCCCTAGGCATCGGGAGTTACATCCTTGATTGATTTCTTTGTTCCTGCATTCGGCACTTCCTCTGCGACAATTGCGCCACTTGCGACCACCGCGGCGATATCAGCACCCGAGGCATGAGACAGGTCTACGATCTCACCCTCGTGAAAATGCTTTTGATGTTTTTCACTCCAGACAATTCTGCCCGGAGCCACTCGGTAGATGGTTTCACTCATGAGTATTTCTCCGTTCGTACATAAAGAATTTCACGGCGGAAGCGCTTTCCGCCTTCGTCGATAATCTCCGCGGCTTCGCTCTCACTGTAGAAATACAGTCGGTTCCAATAAGTACCAGACTGATTGTCGTTGCACAGATCCGTCAGGTCTTTTTCAGCACCATCCAGAGCATCTTCGCTGTTCTGCGCCGTCCAGCTCTGCGCATCATCGGCATAGAGCACGAAGACATAGATCCTGAACCGAAAGCCGCTGTCTGATTCGACGGCCTGTGCGCCCGTGATGGAGCGCAGGCTGCCAGCCGACGCCACAACGATGTTGCGCGCTTTGCCACCGAAGTCCTTGACCTTGTAATTGAACACATCCCAGTCGGACGAAAACTTTGTATCGATGAGAACTGCCAAAGCTTCACGGACAGTCTTGCGGCTGATCACATTACTGGGCATACAGCACCGCTTCTTTGATCTTCTGCTGTGCCTGGGCGGTCACCGGCGGACCTTCTTCCGCGACGGTTCGGTCATAGAAGGCATGGTCACCGCCGCGCGCATTTTCGTACACACCATATTCACGGGGAGGCGTCTTGCCGCGCGGACTGCGCGCGCCGGGGTCGATATAGACCTGTCCTTCCAAGCCATCCACTTCCATGCGATGCGCAGCTCTCAGCGCTCCGCCGCCTTCATACTTCCCAACGTGGGTGATGTTGACGGCGTATTTGTGCAGAGAGACGATCGCATCTCGCACCGCTTCTTCGGCAGCTCCCCCTGGCTGCAGCGCGGCAACCCGTTTTTGATTGCGAGCCTGGACTTCTTCAATCCCTTCGAGGGTGACTTGTGGAATGGGCATGCTCAGTTACTCAAGTCTTCGACAACCAGGTGAACAAAGGTCTCAGGCGGCCACGGCCAGGGCGCCACGCTTCGGATGGGATACTCCACTGAATTGATCACCAGGTGGTCGCCTCGCTTGATATCCGTGACGTCATGCAGGAATGTTTCGTACACCACATGGGGT